ACTTCACCGTGCCCGACGTGCCACCGACAACCTTCAGCGTGGGCGCGACAGCCTTCACGCCCGACGCCGGCACGGTGTACGTCCCCGACAATGTGGCCCACGTCGCCGAACCGGACGGGTTGGCGATCGAGGCCAGCACCACCGTGCCGGTTGGGGTCTCCGAGACTCCGTCATACGTCAGCAAGGCGAGTTGCACTGCGCTACCAGACGTGGATGCGACCGACGCCAGCAGCGCCTGAATCGAGGCGTCCAACTCCTGGCCTGGCGCCACGTCGACCGGGTCGTCGTAAATCGCCTTAGTTGTGCCATCCAGCACCACCTGCGCCGCGTTATTCGCCGTGTCGAATGACCAACCGTCCGCATTCGGCACCGACGCCGCGCTGATGAAGTCCGCGAACAGGTTCTCAGATTGGTTGATCACGTTCGCCAGCGGTACGCCGCCGATCTGCCAGGACCGCAGCCGGCCAGCAATGTTCGCCGGGTTCAGCGGATCGGTGGACTTCAGCCACGCCTCAGCCAACGCCTGCACAGCCAGAAAGATCGGCCCCGAACCCGTGTAGCTGCCGTCCAAGGCATCCTGCAGATCACCCAATGCTCCGTTGATGGACGCCTGCACATCTGCCGGAATCGCGAAAATGTTCAGCGACTCAATAAACGCCGCAATGTCATTCGGCAGCCCATCCGCCCATGCTTTGAGCTGGTCGAACGCCTTGCCGGGGTTGAGGCTGTTTTTCAGCGCGAGCACGACTTGGCGCAAGATCAGCTCGATGATCTGCTGGCGGCGCGCGTCTACCCATTCTTGTGTGTACGGGGACGGTGTCTGCGAACCGGTGAACCCGCTTCCCGGCCACGACTGTTCCGGGTCCGGGAAGCCTGGGATGGCAGGCGGTTGAGGCATTTAGACCGCGACCGTCACCACGCCACACCGAGCTCCGTCCGGTGCGCCTGCAGTGGCCCAGTTGTTCGACGACGATGCCTTCTGCTCGGCCCGGAAGTACACCGTGGCTGCCGCTCCGGCCGCCACGATGCCGTAGCCCGCATTGCCACCTGGAGTGGTCGCCGGTGGCCCGCCTGATAGCACCAGGGGCGGCGGTGCAGCACCGGCCTGGCCGAATGCGCGGCCGATCTCGATTCCGCCGTCGTCCGGGTTGCCCAGATAGGCGATGAGATCCACGCGGGTGTCGGCTGAGCCGGTTACCACGAGGCTGCCGGTCGGCAACACCTTGCGGTCGAACGGCTTGACCTCCAGCGTGACACTGGTTAGCAGTCGGATGCCGGTGTTGGACCAAGGCGTCGGGTCGATCTTGGACGGCCCGCGAATATCGCCGCGCTTCTGCGGCACGAACACCACGCCCGGCTCGCCGGTGCCCGGGTAGGCGTAGGCCAGCACGTAGCCGTCCTTGGTGACGTCTCCCTCGGCCAGAGCTTCACCATTGGCGAGGTCGTCGGCGTCGAGGAACTTAAACGATGCCGCATCACCCTTTTGGCCCTGGTGGTAGTACAAGTCGTACTGGTATTCGGCAGCCTCACCCGGCCCACCGGGATTGATCACCGTGCGCACTGGGTTCGGATCGGGCAGCGGGTCGCCAGGCGGCAACTCGTGCGCTACGAAGCGGATCAGCGGCGGCAGGCCAGACGCGCCCTGGATCGCCAGCGGGAACGACGCAACACCACCGGCCGGCGTGATGATGATCGTGCCGACACCGGAGCTCACGCTGAACCCATAGGGAAACGTGATGGTGCAGTCCGTGAAGCTGATCGTTCCTGCCGCTTCGTCAACGATGACAGCCATGAATCACCTGTTCCTTACTCGTTATTGCGCCATCAGCGCGACAGTGACACCGGCCTGGAGGTCGCCCAGGCGGCGCTGGAGCTTCGTTGCCGGGGCGTCCTCGGCCTTACCGTCACCGATCTGCAGCTCCAACCGCGTTACCTCCCCGCGGCTTTCGATCAGGGTCACGTTTTCGTTGAAGTCGGTCACGACCCGACCGCGACGGATGAACGTCGACAGCGCGCCGGGGAATGTGTCACGACCCAGCTCGTACGGGAAGCAGTTGTCCACGACGATCTGGCCCGAGATGTAGCCCCGGGTGTCGTATTGGGCCGACTTCTGCTGGAAGAACGCCTCGAGCGTGTAGCTGCCCGATCCGGTCGGGATGAACACCTCGGGCAGGCCGTATATCCCGAGTTTCATGCGCCGGTCGAAGTTGTCGGTCTGCTGGAAGGCAAATGCAATGTCGTGGAACGCGCCGTCCAAAATCGTTCCGGGAACACCAGTTACGCCCAGCACGATGGTGATCATGTCGATAAACCAGGACAGAGTTGCATCGACCGTGGCGTTCATCCAGGCCGGGCTCTTCCCGCCTGTGTAGGTGCGCCATGCGATCGGGTGATGGTGCGACACAACACCTCTCACGCCCGACCTGGGGTGGTCAGCGTTGTACACATTCCACGGCTTGACCGCGTGCACACCGAGCGCAGGGGCGATGTTCACACCGTCTGGTGCGTACTGGGCTTCGTTGTTCGGATCGAGGAACGGCTTGAGCGCTTCGCCGAACATCGAGCCGAGCAGGTCGACTGCGGTGCGCTGCAATCCGTCGACCCAGGTCCCGGAGAACCCGGAGACCTGCATGCGGTCGAGCACGTCGACGACGATGGTCGGCACCCGCAACAGCTGGGTGGCCTCGGCGAACGGATCCGGCTGCGGCATACCCGGTTCCCACAGGTACACGTGGATATAGAGGCCGTTGTCCTCGCACGTCTTGGTGACCAGCTGCAGCAGCTCGTCCATGCGCCAGTTCAGCGAGATGAACGGGCTGGTGTCGTTCCACCCGGCGCTGGGCACGATGTACACCGGCGTGGTGGCCATCTGCACGACGTCGCGGAGCTCCAGGTCTTCGCCCGGGTTCTGCATCAGCAGCGTGTTGACCCACGTTCGCCAATCCAGATTGAGCGACAACAGGTTGTTGATGGCCTCCCACAGGCCGAGCTGGATCCGCAGGAACGTCGACCCGAACAGGTACTTGATCACCGAGATGGCGTTGCCGAACGCCACACCCCGCGTTGGCGGGCCCTGCAGCTGTAGCGGCATGAACCACCACGGGAAAGCCACCGCGCGGGTCAGCCAGACCTTGTCGTGGATCAGGTCGCACTCGACGGTGTCCGGCTCGGTGGGGTGCCCGAATTTGTCGTGTGCGACGTCGACGCGACCCGACCAGCGCAGCGGGCCCGCGTCGATCACGACAGGCACCACGGTCTCGTGGCATTTCAGCACGTCGTCGGCCAGCGGGTCGCCCCCGTCGAGCACCAGCTTCCCGGTGGGGACCGGCAACCGTGGCCAGGACACCTGCAGGCTCTTGCGGTTGGACGCTTCGCCGGCCAGCTCGTAGGTGTTGGTGCGGATGGTGCACACCACGTTGGACGGTGGCGCGGAGTCGATCTTTCCCGCCTCGCGTGCGGCCTCCATCACCTCATACGGGTTGGCTGAGAGCAGCTTTCGCTGAACCTCGGCGACGTCGAGATAGTCAGCGAGGTTGTCTACGCGCGACATCTAGTCGCCGCCTCGGCATTCCGAGCAGATCAGTCCGACCTCGACCGGGTTCTTGAGGCAGCGCCCGCAGAAGTGGGCGCCGCAGTCGTGGCAGAACACGTGCGAGGGCATCGACGTGTAGCCGTTGAGCGTCAGGAACCCAAGGGGTACCTCAATGACGCTCGGCAGCAGACATTTCGGGCACCACAGGCCGGTCGTCGGGGTACCCGCGACGACGTGCATGGCGATCGCCATCTAGTCCGAGACCGCCTCAGGCCAGCGCCGCATCGGAGTCACCGAAGCGGTCACCTTGGTACTGGCGTTGCCATCAGTCACCTTGATCGCAATCCGCGACGTCTGCGCGTCCTTGGGCTGCCGCACGCCCGGAATAGGCCGCGTGAACCGGCCTTCCAGCAGCGAATACAGCACGCCCTGCGGGGGTTTGATGCCGAACACGCTCTCGAACCACTGCAGCGCCGGGGGCACCTGGCCCATGCTGACCAGCTTCACCAGGGTGTCGAGCAGCTTCTGCCCGTCGTTGAGCTTCTGCCCGGCCGGTGCGCTCGTCAGGTCGACGATGGCGCGGTGCCGCGGGTGCGTCGAGATCAGCACGCGTTGGCCAGGTTCGAGCGGGCCGAACTTGATCATCTCCGTGGTGCCCGGCCCGTTCGCGATCTCCAGCAGGCCCGGGCCCTCGAACACAACCTGTGGCCAGCCGTCGCGCTCACCGATGTTCGTCAGCTGCAGGTGGCCCTCCTGGGTCTGCGTCGAGTTGTCGCCTGCCGCGACCTTGCGCACCCGGCCGGGGGTGGCCTGAGTGATCAGCGCGGCGCCGGCCCGGCCGCCGAACCCGATACCGCGATGGGCCGGGCCCATCGCCGAGCCGGTGCCCTGCTCAGTGTGAGTGAGCACCGGCACGCCGGCCGAGTCGTCGCTGACGGCACGCAGCACGCGGAACTTACGCGGGTTGTTGTCGACACCGCAGAGCAGCCGGAACTTTTCACCGATGAACGGCGGGGGAAACAACGGCAGCGGCAGACCCATGCGCGTTTTCGTGAAGCCGTTGAAGCGATGCAGCACCACGCTGGTCGGCCCCACGCTGGCCCGCACACCGTCACCGGCCCAGGTGCCATCCGGGTTGCGGTTGAGGCGCCCCCAGGCGTGATTCTCGGCGCCGTCCGGAAAGGTGATCTCCTGGAATGAGTCGAGGACGAAGTCGATGACCTGCATATCGGTTTCGGTCTCGAAATCCTTGTAGGGACCGCACAGGACCGACACGCCCTCGGTGGTGAACGGGTCGTCGGGGTCGTCCTTCCACGCGGCATTGTTGCCGTCTGCGTACCAGTAGCCGCCGCCGTCACCGTCGTAGCGGTACTGCGGCCAGTTCGGGCCGAGATTCTGTTCGGCGCTGGTGTCGTACTTGAAGGTGTCCAGCATGGTCTCGTACTTGAAACCCCAGGTGCACGTCGAATCAACGCTCGACCAGAACGCCAGATCGTTGGACCAAACCGTCGACAGCACCTGCTTTTTCATGCGCCGCGGCGACTTCTGGATCCGGTCGACGTAGCGCTTGTCGAGACGGACGTCGCACCACCACAGCCCGGCCTCGAACGTGAACCACTCCAGACGGCACAGCTGCTCAGGATCGTTGGCCGCGACCCACTCAGACACCACGCGCGACAGGCCCTCAGCTGTGGTCGCCCCGGCCGTGAAAATCGTGTCGATCTGCATCGGGTCGTAGACGGTGTCGCGGACCTCGGCGCCGTCTTGGCGTGCGCCTTGTGCCCGCAGGTGCTTGAACTCTGGCGTCGGCGTGGTCATCTCGACCAGCTGCAGGCCGTCCTGGAAGCGCGGCCACGGGGCCAGCCCGCCCGACAGATAGAACGTGAGCAGCCGGTCGGCCGTGCTGAGCATGATGAGCGGGTCAGTGTGCTCCAGCATCAGCTCCTGGCCGAGCAGGGTTGCCGGCCCGGGCGGATAGGTCTGCTTCTGCTGCTGCGTCATCGCTTGAACCCTCCAGCCAACTCGGCCGACCTCAACTGATTGGCCATGCCGTTGGCCACGGAATCGGGCGTCTGATTCGGCGCCTGGTGGATGCCGCCGTGGATCTCGACCAGCGGGCCGCTCGGCTGCTGGCCGCCTTGTCCCTGCTGGCCGGGAGCGCCCTGGCCGTTCTGCTGCTGCGCCTGCTGCTGGCCCTGTCCGGCCTGATTCGGCAGCGCCGGACGGGCACCGGCGATCCCAGCGAGGACACGGCCTGGCAAGGTTTTCATCGGATCGGCCAGCGGGTTGCCACCGCCAACGCTCAGGGTCTCCAGCACGCCGCCCGCGGCGATCCCGCCGAGCTGGCCAAGGAAACCGATCGTGCGGTTCGCCAGCTGGATTCCGGTCTGTGCGGCCTGCCCAGCGCCGGGCGCCAGCATGTCCAGGCCCGCGGCGCCGGCCGACATCGCGGCCCCGGTCAGCCCGCCCGCCAGGCCGCTGAATCCGCCGCCGGTCCCGGGCGGCCCGGCCGGCGACTGGCCGGGGATCACAGACGGCGCTGCGAACGGCGCAGCCTGCGGCATGCCCATACCCGGCAGGAGACCGCCGCCACCGCCGCCACCAGCCGGGAACGCGAACGGCGCCGTTGCAGGTGCCACCGCAGTGGGCGCGACAGCGGGCGCGCCCCCCGACCCGAAGCCGAGCAGGTTGCCAGCCTGAGCCATCAACGGGGCCCACGCCTGCGGCTGTGCACCCGGCCCGGACGCCAGCGGCCCGCCGATCGACGTCGCCGGAAGGGCCTGCTCGATCGGCAGATTCCGGTTTGCCTCAAGCTGGTTCAGGTAGGCGTATGTGTTGGCGACCGGATCGGAGCGCTGTGACGGATCGATGCCGCCGCGCCGCGCGAAGTCCGGCTTCTGCTGGAAGAGCCCGACGACCCCGTTCTCGAAGCCCGAACCTCCCTGGGCACCAGGAGAACTGCCCGGGTTGAGGTTGGATTCGCCGATCGCGTACGCCACGATCGACTGGGCCTCGTGCGGCGAGTACCCGCGCCCCACCGCCTGCTGATAGATCATGTTCGCGATGGCCTGCGGCGAACCCGGAGAGCCGAAGCCCGAGAAGTTCCCGGCCGGCGCCGCGACATTGCCGGAGCTGTAAGGCACCGCGGCACCATTGAACTTGGCGTCGATGTGATTCTGGTGGCCAGACTGCGTGAATCCGCCGCCACCCGGGTACTTGCCCTGGTCCCGCCAGATCGAGTACTCGAGGCCGAGCTCCTGGGCGTGCGCCTGCAGGTAGGCGTTGATCTCGTCGCCCAGCGCCATCTGGTCCGGGCCGATCGGAATGTCGATCGACAGGCCTGCGTCGTGGGTTCCCTTGGCCGTGTTGTTGTCTCGGCTGCCGCCGATCTTGCCGCGCAGCTGGTCGCCCCACATCTGCTGCACGACCGCGGCAGCGAAGCGAGATTGCGGCCCGGATGGCACGCTGCCGGTGTCGTTGAGCAGCGAGGGCATGCCGATGTTGGTCGGGATGCCGTACTGCAGTGCGGCTGGGCCCAGTGCAGACGGGTAGGCGTACCCGGATGACCCGAAGCCCAGCGGCGACTTGCCGGCGGCGATGTTCTGCGCACCGTACATGCCGAACATGCCGTAGCCGCCCTGGATGGGGTTGGCCTTGCTGATCGCATCCAACTGAGTCAGCATCGGCGCCGCGGCGAGGTTGCCGGCCGCCTTGATCAAGTTCTCCACGAAGCCGGAGATGCCCTCGCCGAGGCCCAAGTCAGCGTCGAGCGTGGCGCCGACCTTGTCCATGCCCTGGCTGAATGCGTTGGCCGTGGACTCCATTTTCTTCCACGTACCCTGCTGCGCCTCAGCCAGTTTCGCCTCGGCCGACTGCAGCGAGCGGCCTTGCGCGACCAGTGCAGCCTTGGCGTTGTAGCGGTCCTGCTCGGTTGCGTCCGCGTCGGCCATGACTTCGAGGTAGCGGTACCGGGCATTCTGCAGGCTGGTCTGCGCATTGATTTGGCTGGTCTGCGCGTCGAACACACGCTGTGGATCGACCTGGAAGGAACCCGGGCCAGTGCCGGGGACCATCGGGCTCGGCGCCGGTGCGCCGGAAGCCAATCCCTCCTCGCCCGGGAAGCTGCCGAACGGAATCGACTCCAGCGTCCACTTCGACGGGTCGAACGACGGCTTGGACTTGCCGCCTGCGCCGTCTTCGGGAACAACCGGGATCGGCTTCGGCGCACCTTGCTGCGGCACATCAGGCCCGGCAGTCGGAATCGCGCTCGGATTGGGTCCGAACTGGGCGTCCCAGAGCTCACCGAGTGGACCATCGGGGCGTTTCGGCGCACCGGGCGGCGGCCCGGCCGGTGCGGGGCCCGCAGGCGGGGTGACACGCAGTTCAGGTGGCAACAGCATGTTGCCGGTCGCCTCAGGATTCGGCTTGAGGTTCGGGTCAAACCATCCGGGCTGATGCGTCCCAGACGGCGTGAACGCGGTCGTGATCCACTCCGGAATATCCCGGATAACCGGGAGGTCCGAGAACCACTCAGCGATATTGGTTTTCAGGTCAGAAAACGCCTGCCCGACTGTCCGGGTCGCCGTCTCCCAATTGGACGTGAAGTTATCGGTGGCGGTCTTCGTCGCCCGATCCGATGTGCCCTGCAGATCACGGAACTGGGCAGCCGCGGGGTCCAGGTTGAATCGGTTGATCGCGTCACCCATGTCTTCAAACTGGGTGCCGAACAGGCGCTGCCAGATCAACGCCTTCTGCATCGGATCATCGATCCGCTTGAGCGCATCGAACACCGAGCCCAGCGCGGTGTGCGCAGAGTCGCCGCCAGCTGCGAACCGTCGTGACATGTCCTCGGCGCTGAACCCGAGCGCCTCGAACCCCTCCTTGGTCGACTTCGAGCCGTCGACCGCGCGAATGCTGAATTCCTTCAGCGAATCTGCCACTTTGTCGGTGTCTCGGGCGCCGCCTTCGAGGCCCTGCTTGAGCAGGGTCATCACTTCGCCAGCGTCGAGGCCGAACTTGCGGAACTGGGTGGAGTACTCGTTGATGGTGTCGAGCCAGTCACCGGATACGTCGAGCCCAGACTGGAAGCCCGCGGTGATGATGTCCGATGCCTCGGAAACGCTGCCCGCCAGGCCGGTACGCATCAGGGTGCTGATCGATCGGGACGACTCGGCCGCTGTCGCTTCCGTTGTCCGCGTCAGGCCCTGCAACTGCTCAACAACAGCCTGAACCTGATTGCTGGTATCCGATGGGTCGATCAGCCCGGCACGCAACGCGGTTTGCGCAGCCCCCAGGTTGTCCTGCACCGAGGCGCCGAAGTTCCCCGCGTACGCCCGGCCAGCTGCGTTCGCATACTGCGACATCGAGGACTCGTCCAGACCCATGCTGGCCTGAAACTGATCCTCCATGCGGATCGTTTGCAGGCCATCGGCGATCGCCGGCCCGAGAACCGCAACCGCGCCCACAGCAGCGGCGACCAATCCCGCGCCGAGCGCAGCACCCGCCACCGAGCCCGCGCCGGCCATCCGCGCGGCACTCAATCCGCCAGTCAGACCGCCGCTGAAACGGTCGGCAGCCTCCGAACCGATACCGGCGTACTGCCCCATACCCGCGCGCAGACCGGCGAGGAACGCCCCACCGGCGCTGTCGCCCGCACCCTCATAGTCCTTGTACGCCGCAGCGGCCTGCCGGATCGCCCGTTCCTCATCGCGCTTGGCCTTCGCCGTGCGCTCCGACTGCTGAATGAGCTTGGTGCGGTTCGTGTCCCCGCGAGCGAGCAGATCGTCGAGCTTCTCCTGCTCGACCCGCAGCTTGCCCGTTGCGTCCCGGGCGCCATCCATCGCCTTCTCAAGCTTCGGCGAGTTCGACCGGGCGCCGTTGGCGAACGCCGACATGAAGTCGCCGCCCACTTCTTGGCCGATGCGCTCGTAGCGCCGCTGAATATCGACCGCAGACTTGCGGATTGAGGCGTCATCGACCTGAGTCGAAACGGTTAACGCAACCATCGGGCGGTGATCACCTCATTCCTTTGTCGGCCGTCGTTTCTCGGCGACTGTGACTTCGAGCGGTACCTCGCTGCGGATTTGGCCGGTCAACATGCCATCGGTCTGGGCCCGGGCCGCTTCGAGCGCGTCGCGGTCGGCCTCGCTACGCATGCGTGCCAGGTCCGCGTGTACGGAGGTTTTGAACCATGAATCGGCCGGAAGGCCTTTGAGAAGAACGAGCAGCTCGCGGCTGCTCATCTGGCCCTGATGCCACTCGCGAATGTGGCGCCCGGGGTAGTGCGGGATGCCGGCCTCGATCTGTTCGGGGTATCTACTCCACGCCTCGATCGCTTCCGTCACTTTTCGAGTCGGCGGCCTCGCGCTCGGCGGCGTCCCTGGTCATCCGATTCCAGATCAGCCCAATGAGGCGGGAGTTGCCACCGTTGGCCTTGAACACGGCGTAACCCTCTTCGCCCCACAGTGCGATCGCGGTGCGGGCGTCGTAGCCGGGCGTCATCAGCTCGACCTTGCCGTCCTCCCCGGTGCGTTGGTACGGGGTGATCAGTTGGCCGCGGATGGTGCGAGCCGGGATGAACGTCTCGGATTCCTCAACGCGCACAGTGCCACCGGTGATCTCGTCGCCGACGCGGACCTCTTCGCCGTCGACGTGGGTGACCTTGTGACGCAGCTTGTGGTCGGGGATCTCGATGTCAGGCAGCCGGTCGCATTGCTGGATTTCAAACTGCAGCTGATTCCAGCGTTCCTGCTGCTCGTCGTCGAACAGGGCTGGATTCGGAACCTCGAATGTCTTGGTGGTGCCGTCCTCCAGCGTGAGCTCGATGGTCTCGCTGGCGATGAAACCGAAGTACTCGGCGGCCTGCGCTTTGGCGGCCTCGACGCTGCGATCCTTGGCGGCGTCGATGGCGTTGCGGTCTTTGGGCATTGGTGTGGTCCTTTGCTGTTTGGTGTGATCGGTCGGTGTGGTCAGGGGTGTGGCTCTCTGGGGCGCCCGACCACACCAAGGGGGCGCCCCAGAGAGGTTCAGGGGGTTACGCGGTCGCGGTGATCTTGTTCGACGGCGCCGAGATCGACACGCCACCAACCGAGTTGGTGGCGTGCACCTGGAAGGTGTAGTCCTCGGTGGACGTCAGACCCGTACCGGTCAGGGCCACCACGCCGTCAACCACGGACGGAGACCCCGACAGCGTGAGATCGGACTCGGCGCCGGTGTCCTCCAGGGTCTTCTTGACCGCGTAGGTGAATGGCGTCTTGGGTCCGACCGGAACGGGGAACTCCAGCTTCACACCGCCGGACGACTGCGCGGTGGCCACCGGAGCACCCGGGAACACCGGAACGCCCGGGTTGTTCTCCCAGCCGCGGCCGGCGCGGAACCGGGCATGCGAGTAGCCCGAGTGCGGGTCGATTGCCACACCCCAGGTCAGGATGGTCTTGATCAGCTCGTCGGGCGTCCACTTGCGGTCGTCGATGTTCTCGTAGCTGATCGCCGGGAACACGTCGACGAAGAAATTGCCGCCCTTGTCCACACCGACCGCCAGGCACTGACGCAGGCGGCCCTCCATCTCGCGAGGCTTCTTGCGCGCGTAGTTCGGGGTGCCCTGGACCGGTGTCGACGACAGCGCCAGATCGAACTCGAAGGTGTCGGTCAGCGGCGACTGCTCGGCAAAGCCGAACTGGATCGTGCCCTCTTCGGACGTGACGTCGGAGCGCACCACCGAGCGGGTCTGCCAGATGTGGTCCTTCTGCACGTCGATCTTGTTGGCGAACGACGGGCCATCGGAGGTACCGGCGCCGCCGTCGTGCCAGGTACCACCGAGCTCCAGCTTGAGGTCGGTGCGGAACTGGCCATCGGCAGAGAACGGGGTGAACCCGGACTGCCAAACGCCGTCCTTCTCGACGAACGCCAGCGAGGTGTTCACGCCGTCGTTGTCGCGGAAGAGTAGCGACCCGTACAGGGCTTTTCGCAGGTTGCCGGTGTTGTAGCCGAACAGGTTCGACCACACGTCGCCGGTTGCGGGTTGCGTCATGGTTGACGCTCCTTTCGGATGGTGATGGACCGGAACGCAATCCGGCTGTTTTGGGGTGGTGTGATCCCGCAGCCATCGGGGCTGCGGCCAGAACTAGGGGCCGACCGAGACCAGTCGGAGCTGGACCTCGTAGCGGGCGATGAACCGCTCAATGGTGGTGTCGCCGTAGGGGTCGTAGTGCGGTGACTCGACGCACCGGACCAGGTCGGCCGTCGCGATTCCCCAGCCGGGGACGGTTACCTCGGTCCAGGGGTGGTCGCGCAGGTAGAGCATGCGGCGCTTGCACTCTCGGGCGAAGTCCTCGCAGGCGGTGTAGGCCGTCTTGCCGTCCAAGGCCTTACTGAGGTGGTCGAATTGGTAGAAGCCGTACTGGGTGTGTTCGTTCTCCCACCCGTCGAACTTCTGGAGCAACGTGAACGGCCAGGGGTCACCCGATACACGTTTTGCGCCGGCCTCGCCGCCGACCGGGAGCAGCCAGGCCCGCAGGAACCGGATATCAGGCGGGGCCTCGCGGTCAAGCAGCTCGGTCACAGCTGGTCACCGAACCGGGCCTTCGCCTGGCCGAACGGCGCGACGGCCTTGGTTGGTGTGTTCGGTCCGTAGGTCGAATGTGTGCCCTCCGGGTCCGCTTTCGTGCCGTACTCGATCATGTGGAACTTGCGGTTGGCGGGATAGATGGTGCGGGCCGGCAATCCATTGCGTGGCTTACGGACCTTCTGCACTCGGATCGATCCCACCGCTTCGGCGGTGTCCACGGGCGTCTTCGATTGGATGAACGTCTTGACCTCTTCGGCCAGCTCGGCGTTCGCACTGTCGAGCTGGTCGTCGCGCTGGACCTGGGCGCGGATCTCCATCTCGATGTCTCGCGCCGACGACGTGCGACGGGCCATCAGGACTCGCTGGAATCCCCACCGCGGCGGCTACGAGCGGGCTTCTCGTCAGGCACGGGAACGACGTCGTCGTAGCGCGTGCCGTCTGCGAGCTCCACCTCGCCGGGCCCGGAATCGTCAGGGTGGGTGCCGATCCCGCTGGGGGGAACCTCGACACCGTCCACGGTCACGATCGCGTGCGGCACGATCTTCCCCGCCTCGATCAGCTCGGCGGCCTCGGCGTCACTCAGTTCGACCGTCGACCCGACGTCGGAGTAATGCACCGCCGCGCCTTCGCGCAGCACAATGAACTCATCAGCAACGGTGTAGCTCATGGTTATTCATCCCTTCTCTTGTTTGCAGAGCACGGTGACTTTGAACGGGTGGGCACCCATATCCGGGAACGGCATGGAGTCCCCTGTCAGCGGCCACACGTTCGCGTCGTCGACGCCCCGGGCCGGCGCCTCGGTGCCGTCGTAAACCAGCTCGTCGATGGCGTCGGCGGCCAGCACTGCGGCGGCTGGCGGTGCGGTGCACTTCCGCACGTCAGTCGAGGTGTTGAAGAACCCGACTTTCTCGCTGGCCTGCAGTGGTCGGAACCGGCAGCCGTGAACGTTCACCTGGGCGCGGATCTGCGGACGCACGCCGTTGGAATCCGGCTCGCCCAGCATCACCGTCACGAAGCCGACAGTCTGATTCCCAAAGCTCATGGCGCGGGCAAGATCCTGAAGGGTGCGAATAGCGCCGACAGCTCGGAATCCACCGACACGACGCCCTCGAACCACTCGTATTCGACGTCGTCGACTTTCTTGCGCTTGAGATCGCCGCTGTCTCGGGATGATTGCTCGCGCTGCCCGACGAGCTTCACGACAGCACGGCGCCAGTCCTTCGCCTCGTCCTCGGTGTAGCCGTGCGTGATCTTGGCGGTGATCGCCCCGTACGCCGACGTCCACGAGCCACCGGACCGTTTGCGCACCAAGCCGAGTTGAGACACGCGCAGATCGCCGGGGCCGAGCTCTATCCCGTCCTCGTCCACTGCGCTGACACTGATCAGCTTCAGCGTCGGGAGCGACAGAACGCGCCCGCCCGGGCCGTCGACAACGACCTCGGCGTCGGTGGCCACTGGCGACACCACCCAACCGCAATAGCGGCGAGCGGCGGCCAGCACGGCATCGATAGCCTCCTGCGCCGCATCGTCATCCGCGAAGAGCGCGCGGACAGATGCGGGCAGGTCGCTATGCGATAGTTCTGCCATCGGTCAGGAACGCGCGACCGGTCGACGTGATCCGTTGCCGAGGATCGCCACAGCGGAGAACACGCCGCCCGTGGTTGCCCCGGAGGTCGTCGCGACGATCCGGACGTACCGCTTGGTGGGCCGGACACCGAACGACTTCACGACGTCGTCGTCGCCAGCTGCGATCGTCGGCAACGATCCCAGCACACGGCTGGAATCGACTGCGGCGAAACCACTGCCGGATTGGTCGGATTCCTCCACGGTGACCTCAACCGACCCGTCCGTGATGGTGCCCGTGGTGATCACGAATGCCACGTCCCGGCAGTTGTTGTTGAACTTGTTCAGGTCGACGGCAACACCGTTTGCAGCACCGTTGGCCCTGGCAGCCGAGGCCAGCGCGAGGACAGCCAGAGTGTTGTTGTAGGTGGTGATCACTTGTCGTCACCCTTCTGAGGATTGGTCGAGATCGACCGGCGCGAGTTCGGTTCGGCCGATGTGTCTTCGACCTGCTTGCCGCGGCGCCGCGCCGATTCGGCCACCACGTGGGCCTCGACGGGCTCGAACAGGCTTTCCCGGCCCTTGAAGCCCGGGTCGCTATCCGACATCAGGGTTCCCGGTACGACGATGCGGGGAACCCCATCCTTGTCGTCGTAGGAGAATCCCTCTTTGGCTCGAAATACGGCCATCGTGTGGTCCTTCTTTCAGGTTGGGTCGATGAGTGGGGGCGCAGACTGTGCTGCGCCCCCACTCATCTATTGGCCGATTACTTGACGTTCAGGTACCGGAACCCGTTGGGGTTCACGACGTCTGAACCGACGCGGTAGTAGGCGAACCAACCGCGCTGGCCGGTCGGCCGGCGGTTGGTGCCGACCAGATGCGGAATGAACTCCACCGCCATACCCAGGCGATCGGTGATCACGAAGTTCTCGAAATCACCGAACACCGCGAGCTTGCTGCCGGTCGTGGTCGCCGAGGTCATCGCCTCGGACTCCAGCGCATCCCGGTTGAGCAGCTGCGGTGGGCGGTCCGAGGTCAGGTTCGCCCAGAACCCGCCACCACCCGCGGTATCGAACTGCCGGATCTTGTTGTACGTCAGGTTGTTCGCCAACCACGACGCAGCAGCCCGGAACCGGGCCGGCAGAGCACCCTGCAGCGCGTACACGTCCGCCAGGGCGAAGGTGGCCGCAGTAGCAGTGTCGACCGAGATCCCGCTGGCGGCGGCCAGCGCGGTGATCAGGCCGGTGGGTTCCTTGGTGCCGGACCCCAGCGTCAGCTTGGTGGCCTCCAGATCCTGCTTGCCACCAGCCAGCAGGCGCCCGACCTCCTGGGCCACGTTCTGCTCGTCCATCATGGCCTCGATGGAGATCGGCACGAAGCCGCGCGCCATGTAGTTGGGGATGGACGGCTGGCCGAAGTCCGGCGCGTCGTCGGACACCTCTTCGGCCTCGTCGTCGAACGACCACGAGACGTTCTGGGACGACACACCGTGCCACACGTCGCCGGTGGCGACGACCTGGCGGGCGGCCTGGCGAATATCGCTGCGCACACCCGAGCTGGTGACGATCACGGTCGGGTCGAGCTGGAAGGGCACCAGGTAGCCGCCCTTGTTGTCGGTCAGCGACATCGCACGGAACTGCTCGACGTCGTTGATCGCCCGCTGCTCGACGTCGGACAGCGCGTGGCCCTTGCCGGTGGCCAGCTTCGACCACGCCCGCAGGTAAGCCGGCCGCGAGGTGGCCAGCGCGAACCTGGCCAGTCGAGCATCCTTCGAGTCGAACTCCTCGATGATGTTCGTCGCTGCCTGGCGGATGGTGTCGCTGGCGCCGGGCATCTTGGCGATGGCGGCCAGCGCGCGGGACCGAAGTTCAGCGCTCACGTCCTCGGCGTCGCGGCCCCACGTGCGGACCTCCGACAGGTCCCAGGGATCGCGGAACCGGCAGTCCTCGATGCTGTCGGGCTCGAGGATCGCGTCACGGTCGTACTCGTCGCGCGACCCCTGCGAGCCGGACGCGACACCCATACGCCGCGAGGTTCCCTGGCTGCCGGAAGGGCTGGGCTGTCCGATGCGGCTGCGCATCGCACCCACACGCGCCATTTCAGCCGACCGCTCCAGCCGGTTCATGTGGGTCACGAGACCGTCGAATTCCTCGCCCAGGCTGCGGAACTCGTCGTTTTCCTCGTCGGTCGGGTTGTCGAGCTCGGCGATCTGCTCCATGCGGGCATGGATCTCGTCGGCCCGGTTCCGTGCCTGGCTGTAGGTCAGGGTCGGGCCCGCGTCGTCCGGGGCAGCCCCGGCGACCGGCCAGACGGGGCCCCGGCTGGTGAAGCCGAGTGCGCGCAGTCCGGTGACCGGATGCCTCGGCAAGGTGTTGGTGTCGTCGCTCATCACGCTCGTTCTCCTACTGCTCGAAGGTTGAGTAATCGGTCGCGCTGGTTCATCACCCGCAACTTCTGGTTGCTGAACGTGCGCGGGGTCGACGGGCGCTCACCTACAGCCGATGTGGATCGCTGCGCGTCGTCATTCTTGGGTGACGGGCGCTCTCCTGCCGACTTCTCATCGGTGGATTGCTGCGCGTCGGAATTGGACTTGCGCTCACCTACCGCAGGGGTGGATCGCTGCGCGTCCTCGCCTGCAGTGTCCGCGAGGAACACCGCCTGCGCGAGCAGCTTCAGCTGCTCGGGGTCTCTCTGTTGAATGCGGCCGAGGTCGATCACCTTGGACCGCACCGAGACTGACGTGTCCGCATACGCCGGCCACACCACGGGGCCGATCTCGGGCACCTTCAACTCTTTCAGTGTCCTGATCAGCAATTCCTCGTCGGGCACGTCGTCGTACCACGTCTTGCGGAGTTCTGCGATCAGCTCGTCTTCGTCGCGAATGACCTTGCCGTCCGCGTATTCCCACTGCTCGCGCACGACCTCGAATCGGAACGACATACCGTTGATGGCCTCGGCAGCGATCGCGTCTCGGATCGGCTCCATGAGCCAGTTGTCGAACACGCGCCCGATGACGTGTGCACCGCCCTCGGGTGCGAGGTCCGGGTCGGAATCCTCTGTGATGGAACGCAATGCCGCGCACGGTATCGAGCCGATCAGGGGATGGCGGCCGTGGTCGAACTGGATCTTGGGCGGGGTCTCGCGGAACGACCGCTTCATCGACCCGTTCGCGATCTTCTCTTTGAACTTGCCCTCCCAGCTGTCGATGATGGTCAGCCGGTTGAATACCGCTCCGTAGCCGTCGAGGGTCAGACCGTCGTCGGGTTCGCCGCCCTCGGTGGTGTCGCGAGTGAGCGCGAACGGCGCCTGCCGCACCGAGGCCATCGGCGGCCGGGCCGCCCGTTCACTGGTTGCCATTCGAACCTCCGTCATTCGAATCGGGCGTTGACGCCGACGGGTTCGGCGTACCGGTGCCTGGAGGCACCAGTTGGACACTGGTAAGGCCGGTGTGCACGAGCAGACCGAAATCGCCGGACTCCACGGCCTTGACTGCGGATTCAGGTGTGAACCCTGCGGTGATGAGTGTGTTGATCGTGGTGGCACGGACCTGCTGAATCTCGGCCTCGTCCTTCTCGTCTTCGCGCAGGAACGGCACATCGCTGGTGTCGTACCAGAGTCGCGAATTCGGATCAGGCGGCGGCATCACCTGCTGCAGACACCCGGACAGGTTCTGCCACAACGGATGCGCAGTGCCATCAGACAAGCGGCGCCGGGCCTGCCCGTAGTTCGAGTACGTCGCCGAATCGAGGCCCTTGGATAGCCCGACGATGACCGGTGGCACGCCGGCCGCTGCAGCTACGCGGACCTCGCCGCCTTCCCGCACGCTGGCGAAATCGATGTCCTTCAAGTTGGTTCCGACCACCGTGGCGTCAGCACCTGGGTACAGGTTCAACGTCTTGTATGCGTTCGCCGCCCCGGCATGCTTGCCGTTGACCTCTTCGGCCCACTTCGCCACTGCCGATCGGTCGGCAAGCGGGTTGTGCTTGATGATCATGTTCGGCGTGGCACCGTTTTCGAAGAACTTCGACTGATGCACGGTCATCGCCTGGTCGGCCTGGATCTCCCGAAGAATCGGTGTCAGCCAAGACATTCCGCGATAGGAGAACAACGGGTCTGGGATCGGCGCGAAGTGTGCGACTTCATCTGCCAGGAACGCCACGGGGTTCTTCTCGGCGCCCCTGCCGCCCTCCCAGTAGAGGTAGCCGACCTTGCGCCAACCGACCTGGCCGCCGCCGACACCGCCAGGTCCTCCCTCTTTGTTGCGTTCCTCGACGACGACATCGACCCAATCGGGCCGCATGCAAACGAGTTCCTTGCGCGGGTCGGCAACGTTGGCGACGTAGGCGTTCCCGCCGAGGTCCGCGTACTGGATCATTCGCGACAGCAGATCCTGCGTGGTCCCGCCTGACCAGGGCGCTTCCAACAACGCCAGAGCCGGGGTGCCGAAAGTGTCCGAGGGCTTTCCGTCGCGGATCCGTTGCCACTGAAACCGGATGGTGGAGAACAACATTTGCCGCACCAGCATGCAGGCGAATACCACCCCGTTGGCCGCGTATGCCTGGGTAGCGAGCCCTACGAAGTTGTTCGGTGCTATCACGGTTGCCCGGCCGGCCAGCGTCTGCTGCACCATGGGCGTCCCGGTCATGCCGTAGCTGAACCCGTTGAACGAGAACTGACTTGCCATCTGCGCGTACTCGTCGAGCGTCATCCGCTCATCGCGCCCACGCAGCCGGTCGAGTAGGTTCACTTTTTCTGCCCGTCACGCAGCAGCACGACTGCCGTCACCACGGCGGCGCCGCCCAGCAGCAGACCTGCGACGATCAGCGCCCAGCCGACGCCGACCAGCATGGCAACGCCGGACACCACCAGGGCGATAGCCACCACGACCACCACCACGGTGGCCGCGAAAACTATCTGCAGTGCTGTCACAGAGTCACCCCGAATCCTGTTGTGCTGTTTATGTCCACAGCGGTTCCCACACCTCCACAGCGGCCGGTGCGGTCTCCAGTGCATGCACGGCCAGCGTCACCGCCATCAACTGGACGATGTCGCTCTTGTTGTCTTTGCGGTCCCACGCCCAAGCGTCCGCGAGATCGCGCATCTTGCCCGCGGTCACCGAATCAGCCAGCGGCTTGGACCCCAGGTGCCGCAGCTGGTCGTCGTTGAACTTCGAGTAGAACGTCCCGCACGCCCGGGCCACGTCGGACGCGGTCGCATTGTTGATCCCGGAGCTTTCCGGGACTGTCTCGTCGGCGGTCTCGAATCCGAGCTTCTTTAGATCCGGCAGCAGAGATCCGGCCGCGCTGCGGTCATCGAGGCCCCAACCGCACGGCGACCATGCGTCTTTCAGTTCCTTCATCCGCGCTGGTATCCAGCTGATGCCCGGTCGGCTCGCAAGGTGCCCACCGCGTTCCGCGGGCACGATGCCGACGTGGATCTTGCCGTCCTCGCGGTATCCGGCGATGCCGATCGCAGCTGCCGTCTGCAGCTTGTTGACGTACACACCGAACGCCAGCCGCTGGCCGGGAACCGACTGTGCATCGGTCTTGGTGGCCCAGCCCTCTTTCGAGATCAGCGGGCCGTCCTCGACCTCTGGCTTGTCGTGCCAGCCCAACCGCTCCCGCCCAAACTCTGACGGGTCCAGCGAATCGCGCTCACCTTCGAGGTATTCCCACGTGATGCGCCGGCCAGCCTGCGGGTTGGCCATGATGATGAACTCACGCTTGTCCATCGCACAGCCCGGATAGCCGACGTAGTGCGGGCACTCCGGGTCCTCGCAGGAGTCCTCTGGCGCGCAGAACTCCAAGTGCCCCAGTCGTTTGCGCGGACTTGGGTCGACTGACCGGCCACGTTCGATCAGTTTCCGCAGTACCTCGGACTCTGGGAGGCAGGCCGACGAGCCCACCAGTAGCTGAGGATCCGGCACCGCTGACAACGTCGGCATCAACGAACCCATGTGGGCTTTCCGCAGGGCGAAACCCTCGTCGAGGATCACCTTGTTGCCCGTTAGGCCACGGCCACCGCTCTTCGTCCGCGCCTTGAACAACACACGCTGACCGTCCGGGCACGCCTTCGACGGCTTGAGCGCGATCGCCATCGACCCCGAACCCCGGAACACCCCGTTCGTCGGGCCTTCCTCAAGCCGCTTCGCCAGCGACGGCGTGTTCTCAATCAGGTAGGTCAGATCATTCAACGCCTCAAGAGTCGGCGTCATGTCGTGCGCCGACCAGCTGATCAACCGCTGCTCGGTGATAAACAGCCAGCCCAACGCCGCTTGCTTCTCGAACCCCGTCTTGAGGTTCTGCCTCGCCGCAATGACCGTGAACTCGAAAGCTGTCGACCGCCCATTCGAATCGATCCCGAACAGCGCGTTCAGGCCGAGCTCCTGCTCCGGGTCGGGTGGAAACCCAGCCAGGTGACACAGGTCGGCAACCTCCGGGCCCAACGTCTCCGAGTACTCCGGGAAGTTGGCGTAGGCCGGCTCAACCAGCAGCGGAGCGCCGCTTTTCATCCCGCCGCGACTTCAGCTCGTCAACAGGGTCGGACTCGTCTTCAGCGCCAGCGAGCGCCAAAGACATCAGCGCCCGCAGTTCCTTGGACAGCGACACCAGCCCGGCACCAGTGTCGACCGTTGAGGTTTCCAACCGGATCGCCAGCCGCAACGCCTGCTGCCCGAGCACCGACTGCATTCGGCCCGCCGCGGTCAGATCATTGACCACCGAGGCGATCAGCCCAACCTGAGGCACCAGAATGTGCGACTCCGACTGTGGTGTGACACCGCTGGCGTCCGGCGTCGACGGCTGCGGCGGTTGCGACGGCTTCGTTGTGGCCGGGGCCTTGCCCGCGCCACGCGAGTGCCTTTTCCTGCAGGTCGCCCCGCAGAACCGCGCCTGTGGCTTCTTTGCCTCGAAGGGCTTCCCACACACGTCACATTGGCGCGTCACGGTCAACCTCCTCCGGGGTGTCACGTGACACGAACGGTCACACAATGGATATGGCGACTGGGGGCGGGGTCGCTGGTCGGGCCCTCGCTTCGATGGCTACCCACCCCCCGGGGTCTGGGGGTCGCCCTGGTGGGGTCACCAGGGCCGTGAAGTGTCCACAGGCGGGCCGTTGAAGGTGGCCTGGCGTCCGGCGGTGGCCCGGTTGCAGCGTTCGTGCTCTGGGCCTCGGTACTTGGTGCGGTCGTCGTCGTCGTGGCCGAGGTCCCAGGGTTCGCCGGGTTTGATGCGGGCCTCGTCGGGGCTGAGGCCGTTGGCCAGGCAGCGCCAGCAGTGGGCCTGTCCTGCGTCTACGAGGGGTTTGACCTGCTCGCGCAGTTTCTTGTGCTGGTAGCCGTACCCGCGCTGCGCAGTGCTGCCGTCGCTGGGCATGGTCTATGTGCTGGGGCCGGGCTCGGGCCGGTGAATCGTGGCCGTCAGGGTCAGGTCCGCAGGCCGGACGGATTCGAGCGGTGACACCTGCTCGAAGGTCTGGGCGACGTGGTGGGCGATGTGGACGCTGTCGGCCTGTGTGTCGACTCGTACCTTGCCGTCGACCAGGATCTGCAGGTGGCTGCTCATTCGGGTACGTCGATTCGGATGGTCATGCCGGTGTCGTCGCGTTGGAGCGTGACGTCCCAGCCCTGCATGCCGGTGAGCTGGACCCAGCGGGTGAACAGTTGCTCGGTGAAGTCGAGTTTCTGCTGCTTGCTCATGATGATGGGCGCGCCACCTGCTGGCATGTTGGCGGCGATCTGGGGCGGCAGCTGCGGGCGCTGCGGGATGCGCGGGTCAGAGTGCGCCATGGCGGGTCTCGCAGTCGGGGTTGATGTCGCGGGGCGGGATGCTGATCAGCCCGTCTGCGCCCATGGTGGTGGTGAGCAGTGCGCCGCCGCAGATCCTGCAGTGCAGCGTGACCTGGGTGTAGCTGCCGGCCTGCTGCGCCTGGACCAGATCGGCCTTGGACACGATGGCCTTGCCCGCCTGGTCGATACCGTGGTCGAGCGCTTCGGCGACGATCTTCGTGAACTGGCTGATCTGGCCTTGCTGCTCTTCGTCCTGCCCGGGGAACGTCTGGAAGTTCACCAGCATCACGGGCCCGAGCTCGGGATGCACCAGGCCGGGAATCAGCTTCTCCAGCAGCTCGACGTTCTCGGCGCTCATCGGTACACGCGCTTTCGCATGGAGTACTCCAATGGTGGGTGTCGTGTGGTGTGGTCAATTACGAAATGCGCCGCGCTGCAGGGGTGCGCCTGCAACGGGGCGATCAGGCGTTCGAGTTCGTCGTCCCAGAGGTCTACTTCCGCGACATCGTTGCGTTTTCGTGCGCGGTCGCGCTGTGCGATGGCATCGCGGATCCGCGGTTCGAGTTCGGTGGCGAGCGAATGAAGCTGGGGCACGCCTGACTTCCGGTGCCTTTGGTCGAATGCGGCATGGCACCCGATGCAGCGCGGCTGGTAGTGGCTGGGGTCGGTGCTGTATTCCAGGCCGGTCGGGCCTACGAGCTCGTTCGGGTCAGCGTGGTCGTAGGACCATTGACGTGCCGGTCTGCCGCAGTCGATGCAGCTGTAGCGCCGCGCGAGACCGCGGCGTTTGCGTACGTAATAGTGCGCTCCGTGGTATGTCGTGGACGTACCATCAGGCATGTCGAATCCTCCGTGTGGGTTCGGCCGTTCCCCGGGGCTGTTCGCGCAGTCGCCGGGGGCTTTTGAATGACGAAAACCCCGACGAGCAGAGTGCTCGATCGGGGCTTGTTGATGACGTGCCAGCGAATGGTGGCCGATGTGCCTTGTCTGACTGTTTACACAGTTTCTCCCTTGGCAGATCGAAGTATGACGCAGGTCAGAGCGTTTTGTCCACTTTCCGCGGTTGGCGTGTCGGATCGATCAGCTAACAGATCTGCTCCACGGCACGCGCAAAGGTCTCGGCGCGACGCCGGGATCGTTGCCACGCTTCGCTGAACGTTGCACTAGCACGAGAGTCGAGAAATTACACGGATGTAGTTCAGGTCGCTCAAAATTTCCAGGTCAAACCTATTCTCGGCGTGTCGCAACAGGTGGCACGGCAATGGCAAATACGCTCACCCAATGTTTGCTACACAGGCCCCGCTGGCAGTCCTCGCGTACGGCGAGTCAACACAATCGGACTGGAATGGCTTCCAGTGGTTTGTCGTCTTCCTCATCGCGACGACCGTCATAGCGTTAGCGATCGCTAGCTTCGCATTCGCATTCTCACAAATCCGTGACGGATACAACGCGTCCACCGAGGCGCAGGAGCGTGAGGCGTACATAGGCGCGGGCATCGCCTTCGCCGTTGGAATCCTGATGGGTGTCGGTGCGTACTATCTCGTCAGTTGGGCGCTGCGCCATGCTGAATGGTGGCTTACAGCCACGCCGCTGGTGGTCATCTACCTAGCTGCAGGGTTTGCAGTTGTTTGGGTGATCCGATGGGCCAATCTGCAGTATGGACACCCGCGACGCAAGATGAGCGCCCCTTTGATGGTCGCCACCTTAATCGTGTCCGCCGTCGCCGTGCTGGCCTGGGCTAACGACACCGAAGAGCGGTGGAACAGGGTTAAGAATGGAACACCCAACTACTTCAGTGACACCAGCTCCTACCGATAAGAGACCTCCTACGTCTGTTGCTGTGCAGGGGGACTGCCCCCAGTTTGGTTGACTCCTGACCTGTGAGGATTCGTCCTTGCTGGAAGGATCAACCTCGTGCCGAAA